CCATTAGCGACGTTTACTGTGCCGCTAAGAACTATAGTGCCATTAGTTGTGATCGGGCCGCCAGTGGTCGTTAAACCAGTCGAGCCGCCTGATACAGCGACAGATGTAACCGTACCTGTGCCATTGCCACCACCACCGCCTTCATTTACTTTGTTTAGTAAATTAAGAAAAAAGCGATACCAGTCCCTTGACACAACGCCATTTGTTGAAATGGCTGATTGGTTCTTGGGTAGTTGGGGTATGTTATCTGGATTAGCCATTTGTGCCGCTTAAAACTAACTCGGCACCCATAATCGCTAACTTAACTGGATCGGTGCCAGATACTTCATAGACTCGGTCACGCAGCTTATTTGTCATGCCTAACCGACGCCAAATCGCACGATAGCCATACGCGCCTATCTTGCCCATGCCAGTCCAATGCTCGTTTGACCATGTGTGGCCGCCATCATCAGACCAACGCAGCATAAGTTGTGGATCGTTACCTTGACCAGTAATTAAGCCCACGCCTGTTTCGCAATTAAGCTGCAAGGTGTGCTGAGCTGTACGAGTTAAATTATTTTGCCCTTGAGGCAAAGCACGCCATGACCGTAACCATTTCTGTGGAAAGTCGCCATCAGAAAATTGATTTAAATCGTACGCGTAGATGTTGCCGTTTTGGAAGTCGCCAACTACTACTTCGTTGTTAAAAAACATTTGGCAGTTTGCACGATGACGAATAAATTGACCATTAGCAAAACCCGCACGCTCATGCCATGCGCCTGTAGCTACATCGTATACCCAAGTTTTTTGCGCCGTTGGAAACGTCAACACATAAAACAAATGGCCGTCTTGCTGGTAGCTAAAAGCAATTGCATCCGAAATAGTGCCGTAACTTTGGATAGCGTACTCTACCGCGTGGGTAGATACACGTTGACCAATATAGCCATTCGCCCTGTAGACAACGCCTTGACCACGGGCGTCTGCGCCAAGCCAAAATAAAGTGTTATCTAATTTAGCGACCGAAAATGTAGCCGCGCAACCAAATTCATTAACCGCACCTTGAATACGAGCTAATGGAAATGGTGATGTGCCTGCGTCGTACCAAACTTCAACTGATTGAGTGCCAAACAACCAAACTTCACGGTGGTCAACAAATAACGACACCAAGTTGTCTGGCATACCTTCAGCACTAGCAAAACTTAATGGATCAATCTGCGTACCATCAAGCAGTTCAGACGTCCAAAATTTTTGGGAGTTAGGTTCTTGGAATACAAAATATCCATCAAGATAGCCAACTGTTACCGCACCAGGAAAATCTTCATCCTCAATTTGAGCAAGCTCTTCTGAAGCAGCATCGTAAATATACCCTGTAGGATTGGCCGCAATAAATAATTGCGTGCCGTTATCTACCATTGAAACAGGACCAGTGCCTGATATGGAGCCTATTTGACTAGATGACCAATCTGAATTAATTCTATAAAGTCTGTTACCTGATACGGCATAACCATAATTACCATATTGCCACAGCCCACGAATAGGACCTGTGCCAACTTTGGATAGCTTACGCAACCCAGGCGCGCGGTTAAGATAAGCAGGCTCGTTACCGTCTGGTGCAGGTATCGTTTCAGGATACATATTAATCATACGAGCATCCGCAGCATTGACGCTGCGGGCGACGTACGATTGGCCAAGAATTGGCGTCTTCATAGATTAATAGTTACCGGCGTAGATGTTGAAACGCTGACGGCTTGCCACGATTGAGTAAGGCATCGACATAACATCATCAGGATTGTTGATGCGTTTCAGATTACGCTTAGACGTCATAGCAATACGCTGCACTGTTTGTGGTGGCTCAACACCAAACTCGTTTGCAATCTCGCACGCTAAGTTGTACTTGAATGCACGCAAATAGCCTGGCGGGAAGAATAGCTCTGTGTTTAATGTAGCTGGATTATCCAACTCTTGAACTGACACAAAATGCCATTCCAATTCACGCGTAGGTTTTGGGTATATAGTTAGCGTAACATTAGGGTAAGTCATGTTTACAAACATAACTTGCGGGTAAGTAGACGTTACTGTCTTAACCGCAATACCGTTGTATTGCTGTTGATTGATCAGCTTAATACCAAACGACACGTTTGTTTGTGGGTCACGGAAATAAGTCGCATCGTCAATCAAAACTGGACGCAAGCCAACAAAGTCGCCCGTAGGTCCAAGATCGCGAGTGATCTCATCCGGCGGCCACATAAATACTTGGTCTTGTGTACAGAAAACTGTCAGACGTTCAGTATTCCATGAATCAATCATTTGATTCATGGCTGTCAATGCATCTTGTGCCGTTTGTGCGGATGGGTCTTCGCCTTCAGCCAGTTGGCCAATTAATCGAAGCGCGGCTTTTATCTGGTCGAAAGCTGTTGCCATACTAGGCTCCTATTGCGGGTTCTTTTCGTCTGCGCTTTTGAACTTCCAGAATATTTACTGGAACCACCTCTTCGGGAGCCGAGGGCGTGTCGTGAGTATACCTCACCCAACCGTTTTCTTCATCTGCTACAGCTTCTAATTCCATCGTAGCGACTTTAGTGCCGTGCACGTCGTGCCGTAAATATATATTCATTTATGATGCGCCGTGAATAATAGCAAAGTTAACTATAACTGCTTCACCTAAGCTGCCGCCTGTGTTGTTGTACACACCAATTACAGCAGAGCCAGCGGTTTGACTAGATACAAAAGGCCAATAAGCACCAGCAGTACCGCCGCCAGAAACACTAACAACAACCACATCGTTTGCGCTAATAGAAGTGTTATTTAAAGTAAAAAGTGCATTAGTACCTGCAGCTAACGCTTCATTATTCATGGTAATACGACCCATGCTTTTATTTAATGTAACTGCGGTTGATTTGCTAGTTAACTGTGTAACTGTACCTTGTGCTTCTGGTGCATAGCCAAGTTCTTCAGTTGCATAGCAGGTAGTAAATTCTGGGTCAAGGTAAGCTACACCCGTTGCTTTGGTATTCGACATAATTTTCCTTTAAAAATAGGGGTGTAAGCCCCTATTCATTAGCCAGCGGCCATAACAGTCCAATTTGTACCATCTTCACAAACCAAAGTTGCCCATTTACCAGCGGTAGCAGCAAGAATTGCAGTACCTAAAGTAGCAGACGCTATTGGTCGTACATTAGTTGCAGCGCTAATTACAGTATAAGTGCCAGAAAGATTTTTGATTGTTACTGTACGTCCAATGTAAGCAGAACCGCTAGGCAATGTTACTGCAACATTGGCAGCAGAGCCATTACATACAATATAATTTTCTTCGTCGCTTAAAATAAAACTTGCAGTTTCAGTTACCGGCGCGTTCAAATAAAACGCAGTAAGCGCGGGGTCAGAATACGCCACGCCGACAGCTTTATTGTTTGGCATGATAAATCCTTTAAAAACGGGGGCCGAAGCCCCCATCAGATTTAGCCAGCGATACGATAGAAAACAAAAGTGTTTTCAGCAGTCTTACGAACACGCCATGTAGCGGATGTGTTTGCAGAAACCGCAGCTACGCCAACAATAGTACAGCCAGTGTTAGCTGTTACTGTTGCAGCGTTAGTGCCACCGATATTGATGATTGAAAAATCAAACGAGCTATTAACTTTCATGCTGCTAAAAGCATTCTCTATGTCAGTACCTAAAGGTAATGTCAGATTAACTGCTGCACCAGTGTAAGTAATAATTTCGGTTGCTAATTCAGCAGGGGTTAAAGTTGCTGCTGCGGTTTTAGCCGTAGGAGCTACTTGGGTGCCCATAATAATTTCGTTTAAATTGCCAGCGCCTACTTGATAGCCGCCTGAACCATTTGGAAGTGCCATGATATTTTCCTTAAAAAAGTTTTAAAAAGAGGGCCGAAGCCCTCCTTTAGCTTAACCCCACATGCGGACGCCCATTTGTGGACGAATTGTGCTGTAACCGTACAGAACGTCAATACGGCAAGGCATACGGTCATTGTTGATGTCGTATTGACGAACAATACGCATCGAGATGCCGTTATGAACTTGGCGGGAAGCCATGTCCACACCTTGTGGCATTAACAGGTCAGCGGTAGCCAATGTGATCGCATCTTTGTGGTAAACCAAGTTCTGCGCGTACTGGGTAGAAGCTGCACCGATAAAGGTAACTGCTGCACCGTCTTGTGGGAACGCGCTGATGGTTGCCAAAGCTTGATCAGCAGTGTACATAGCAGGCGAAATAGCCACGTTTGTCCAAGCACCACTAGAAGCAACAGCAGCAGAAGTTACTACGAACTGTTGCAATGAACCAGTTGACTCACGGGTTTGTGGGTTAACAGCGTATACGCCGGCAACAGTAAATACGTCGCCAACTGCGATTGTTGCTGAACCAGTGCCGCCATCGATACTAATGGTTGATTGACCTTGGGTTGAAACAGTACCATTTACCAAGATGGTATCAGCAGTAGAACGTGAACCAGTGGTGTGCTGCTTGATTGACTGAGACATGTTGACTTCGTCGAAGCCCAATACGCCAGCGCCCATCATGCCGTTCTTGAACTGCTTGCTGATTGTATCGGTTGGGTTAAACAGACCTTTCATGCCTTCAACCAAGCCAGCGTTAGCTGCTGGGTTAACAGTAGCGTAGCGTGGTGACATAACAGCAGCGTTTTCGTTCAACTTCTGTTGAGCTTGTAAAAGCACCAAAGATGTAGAAGGAGTTGAGCCAGGCGTACCAACTGAGTTACCGATTGCTTTGTAAGCGTTAGCTACG